TTGCTGGGATACAAACTAGTATACCTGCAATCAAACCAAAAAGAAAGCCCACGATGAATGTGACATATGGATCATTCATTTGATTGCCCAGTTCCAATCTTCATCAGTCGGTGGAGCCAATCGTTCTGTCTCAATATCTTCCGCAATATCCTCAATGACTTCCCAACCCAGTTCAATCAAACGATCTTGAACATGGTAAGGATTCGCGCCGCGCAACTCTTCTGGTGTGAAGACTACAACGGTGCAACCCATATTCTCCAAAATGCGAGAATGATACACAATCTTGGACATATCTGTTTCAGACATTAGTAGTGCTCCGCGCCAGGATCAAATGTTAGATCATCATAACTTACAATCTCAACATCAGCATCGTTCTCATCATGGTCTAGGTCACCACGCTCATAAGCAGCAAGCACATCGTGAACCTGCGTGAGAGGCAAACCAAGAGACTTCGCAATCTCTACTTCCTTCATGCCATCACTGTGATACATATCAATGATGTCAATTTCCAAATCCTTAAAGTATCCCATTAGAACGGTACTCCTTCGCCAATCGGAATTTTATTTAAATCTGCTTGCGTCTTGCGATCACCGACAACCAAGAGCAGATGACACGCACGCTCAAGTTTCTCAGCAAGATCATAACAATCTTTCGAGTTGAGTTGAAAGTGAGTTTGTGTATTTGCAAGAACATGATCAATACCACTCACAATATCAATCGCTTCACTCAACAATGTTTCTGTTTGCTTTTTCATATCAACCCCAGTCTTTAAAATTGCCAGCGGCTTGGTTATCCTGCCAGCCACGAACATATTCCTGACACTCTGCGAGAGTCATTTCTGACTGTTGAATCTCATCAGAGTTATAAGTGCCGCCCACGAAATAGTGCGGACGGAACGATCGCTGATAGTAACTGTCGGCAGAACCACGATCATACGGACTGCCGTGACCACGATCAAGACGCATTAGAGGATCCTCCCAGAAAGAGCATAGCCATTTGTTTCCATCAATTCAATATAGACCGCATCGCGAACCGCAGTGTCCCACGCTTCAGGATACTTGCGATCCTTGCTCAATTCATAGAGCATAACTTCAACGACGCGCCAACGCATGCGCTCATTGCGAGCAGCATCGACGATCTTCTGAACTCTCGCGTTGCCACGAGCAGAGAACATTCCGTAATATGGCTTATTCATTAGGCAACCACCTGCACGCGCGGCTCGATCCACTCGTCGTCGAACATGTGCTGACCAGGAAGGGGAGCAACGAAAGTGTCAGACCAGAACTTCTCTTCAACCTTACCCTGCCACACACGCTTGATCTTGTTGGCGCGGAAAGTGCCATCAGAAAGAATGGCAGTCACGAGACCGACATAATAACAATCCGTCGTGCTCGGAAAATCGAGCGACTTCACGACGGAACCTACTTCAACAGTGTTTTCATTTACCATACATTCATTATACCGCGATGAGCCGATATTGTAAAGGTAAAAAACTCTAATGGAATCAATGACTTGCGCAAGGTGTGCAAAACCTCCTGCAAGCCCATTGCAGCGGTCCTATTCTGGGGGATAGTTTAACTCGGGGGGGAGGTCGAAGTACCGTATGCGGACTCCTGCCTCACGGAGCATAGTTTCGGCGTGGTCTATCGAGTAGTGCTTGCCTGCACCAGCGCCAGTAAACTTTCGGGTTGGTCCGATGACTTCCTTGATGCCAGCCTGAATCAATGCGCGTGTGCAATCAGCGCATGGCTTTGGTTCCCAGTTTAGATATGCGCGTGAGTTGTTGAGTGAAACACCAACACGAGCAGCATTGAAGATTGCGTTGCGTTCAGCATGTTCAACCCAGTGATACTTTTCTGGGCGCTTCCAACGATCTCGCCAATCTTCTTCGATTCCGCGAGGGAAGCCATTAAAACCCGTCGACAAAATAACATTGTCATCATTAACGATAATACACCCCACCTTTGTCGACGGGTCTTTGCTTTTCTGAGAGATCAGAGCAGCCTGTAAGATAAACAATTCATCCCACGAGAGTTCATCACGAATCATAATATAGTTCTCAGTTATTTGATATCAATCTTACGAGGCTTCATTTCTTCAGGAATGACATTTTCTAATTGAATAGAAAGAATGCCATCAGCAAGTGCAGCATCACGAACCACTACTGTGTCAGACAAAACAAATTGACGAGCAAACTTGCGACCAGCAATACCTTTCACAAGATAGTTGCGATCATCTGTTTCTGCCTTTTTGCCAGTGACTTTGAGAGAGTTTCTCTCAGCAGTGATTTCAATTTCATCTTGCTTGTATCCAGCAACTGCTAATTCCAGAATAAAGTTGTAGTCATCTTTCTTGATGACATTCACTGGCGGAAATGCAGTTTGAGTTGCTGTGAGAAGATGAGAAGCATTATCGAGAGCAGCGAAAGCATTTTCAAACCCAAGAGCAGTTGGAAGAAGACGATCGAGTCCGTAATGTGATGCGAGTGTAGTGATATTAGTCATTTTGTAACTCCTTTAATAAGCAAGTTTATAGTTGTAGACCCCAAATGGGCATCCACTTCTATTTAGGCAAAATTCGTTGGTCCGTCTACCGTCCATTCTTCCATTGGAGGAGGATTAGATGAAACGCCAGTTGAACCGAAACCACCGCTACGCTCAGAGTGTTTCTCTGGGCGTGTGTTGCAAATAGCAATGTGGAATGGTTCGTTGCAGACAACCTCACCTTGAGCAATGCGATCGCCTTTGCGAACTGTGACATGCATCTTCGAAATATTTGTTAAAAGCACAAACACTTCTTCTTGATAATCAACATCAACAATCCCTTCGCAGTTTGCCAGGACCAATCCTTTCTTAAGCGAAAGACCTGAGCGAGGATGCAAACGGATGCTGTGATTTTGTAATGGCAATTCTGCGCGTGAGATATCAGCGTATGTTTCGATGGTCTGGCGATGATCAATCTTCATGATCAAGCCTGTTGGAATCAACAGACGATCTCCTGGATAAATCGCCACCTCACCAAAAGAATTTACTTCGCGCTCAACTGGTGAGTTGAATGAATCATATCCAGTCACAACATTACTTGTTGGCTGAAAAGATAAATCAAAACAGTTGGCTAAAGAGGTTCCGTATGTTGGCAATACTAAATCATCACGAAGTCTATACACACTCAAATAAATCATACACTAACCTTCCTTTTTCTTTTTCCCGATTGTATATTTGGAAACCAATTGCCAGTCGTTCTTATCCTTGAACGGAAGAATCTTAATCTGGCTCAACGGCGCAACATTATCCTTTGTCTTATCTGCATCAACCAACTTGACTAATCCCCACTCTGCCATTAGGTTGGCAATTGTGTTACGACGTTGAATGTCGTTATCAGACATATTGCTTGGCTTACCGTCCAACTCAAAAAGTTCTTTGAAGTGTACGATGTAATACTTTCCTTGCTTATGAAGGATGTGGCAGGATTGATAAAGAATGTTATCGTTCTTTGCTGCAACACCGATGCGAGTTAAAGTCTCGCGGACTTTGAGGAAGTCATCCTGCTTATCTAGCGTGACTTCTACTAATTTCTCGACCATGTCAATCACCCTTATATAATTGTTCTTTCAATTCGGCGATTTGGTCGTCAGATAGAATCTTTAATGCTTCCTCGGCTTTTGCGTCGGAGTAACCATAGTATTCCTTGACAACACTCAAATCACAACTTTGAGCCTTTTTGTGCCACTTTGAGTATGGGCGCTTCTGGGCTCTTATTATATTTATAAGAAAGTCATATTTGAGTTTGTTATCCAGGGTCGTAAACTTATTCATCTCATTCGCCCACAGGACGGTATCTCTGTGGAAAGAAAGTGCTCTATTGACCATAAACGATGAGTAAGACTTTTCGTCTTGCTCAGTCAATAGAGCATATTCTTTCGTCTGGAGAATAGACGGAATAATTTCTTTAAATAGGTCAGCCATTAAACTTACACTCCACCATCATCTCAGTGAGACATGCGGTGAGGTTCAGTTCCTGGTCGGCGACAAATGCTGCCTGATATTGATACTTGGCTAGAATCAAAACTGCATTTGGGATCGTAGACTTATCCATAACGTCATACAGATTATCATAAATCTTACGATAAACACGCGCAGGATCATCCCCACCAAAGTCGGCAACCCACTTACGCATAGCACCAAAGTTTTGATCTTTGAGTGACGATACAAGTTCACTCAGCGAAACATCAGCAACACTTGATAGAATACCAGCATCAATCTTACCGCTGACAGAATATCTTTGAAGTTCGTTTAGAACACGACGATAGTCAGGGAAGTGCTTCTTGACAACTTCAGCAAGGACTGCCTTATCAAACGGAACCTTTTCGTTGGCTAGAATTTCAGTTGCACGCTTCATGAAAGACATTGCCATCTTCGGCTTATCTTCCTTGCGGAGTTTAAACTCAATCACAGCGCAACGAGAATGTAGCGGTTCAATGATACGATTCTTAAAATTACAAGTCATGATGAAAGTGCAGTTATGAGCAAACTCTTCCATCGCAGCACGCATGGCTGGCTGAGTTGAGTTTGGATTCAGATAATCTGCTTCATCGATAATGATGACTTTCTTACCACCGCCGAGAGACATTGAACTTGCATAGTTTTTAATCTTAACTCGGAATGTGTCAATGCCTGACTCATCCGAACCGTTTATCATTAAATAGTCGCAACCAATTTCATCACACAATGCTTTTGCGACTGTAGTCTTGCCGACACCTGGACCACCGCAGAGAAGAAGATGAGGAATCTCCTTGCGATCTACATACGACTGAAAAGTATTTTTGTATTCCTCTGGAAGGATACAATCGGCAATAGTATGAGGGCGGTATTTTTCAACCCACAATGCTTCAACCATAATATAAAACTCCTTGTCACTCGAAACTATTAATTAGAAGATCAGACGCAACTTTGTTTGCTTTATCCTCCTTAAGAAATTGTTGCAGTTCAAAATTGGTTAGAAACTTTCCATACCTTTTATGATTTTTAGATTTTTCGTTCCAGACATCCACATGACATTTTCTGACATCTGAATCTTTAAACAAATAATCTGGCAAATCTTGTAAACCAGCCTTCACATAACATTGCGCTTTAGGTATCCATCTTTTAACCAAACGATCATCAATATTGCCACTCTCAAAACACCATGCATGAACCAAGTCTATACCTGTTGTTCCATAAATTGTATTACAAACTGCATGTGGTGTTTTCTTGTAAGTCAATTCAGTATTCATAATATAAAATTCCTTGTCACTCAGTTACTATCTTACGCCATTTACCATTTGTAAGCAAGTACATTTCACCATCTGGTCCGACGGTCATACTTGCTTTTACATGTCTTTGAGTTCCAGGAACAAACTGCGGTCCAAAATGGAAGGTATTAGGTTCCGTTGGACGCAGTTTACCATACTCAGCACCAATGGCTAATTTGCCATTGTAACCAGTAGATTCAATTTCTTTTATACACTTTGCTCGTTCTGTGTCTGGCAAAACGGCTGCGGCGGCAACTACGCCACCACCAGCAATACCGCCAGCAAGACCAAGATACTTGAAGAAATTACGTCTTGTTGCCATACTTGTGCTCCCAGATTGAATAAAGTGCAATACCCAGCATCAACATGACTGGGGGTGCAGAATATGGAATCCAATGGAAGTATGTGTTCACAAGAGCAAAAATTGCAGTCAATAGAATTATGATCAAAATAGGCAATTCAGATTTATGCATAATATAACCTCAAAGAAAGAATGGGGTGGAGGAGGTGAATCCCCACGATGAGCAGTCTGGCGGATAGTATCGTCGGCAAAGAGTGCCGCACCCCATAGTTTTATTTAGCCACGATTTCGTAAACTTCAACGAAATCGTTTTGCTCTGCCACTTCTTCTTCATAAGAACGCTTATGATAGACTTTCGCCAACTTTCGGCTCAACTTCTTTGGGATCTCGCATTCTTCTTGCATCTTCTGGAGAATCTCTTTAATGAGATCTCGTTCGGCTTCAATGCGAGTGAGGGAGTTTGAAATTTCCTGGAGACATCCAAGAACTTTTGCTTTATCTACTTTCATTCTTCTTCTCCGAATGTTGAACTGGCTGCTTCGATTGCAATGTAGTAAGTGATCGGGACGGACTTATGCTTGAACTGCGCAAGACCCTTCTTAGCAATCGCAACATCATACGAACCTTCAAGCAACTTGAAGTTTTCGACTTTCATTACAACGCGGAACTTGTTACCGTCTTCAACGGTGCCGATCTCAATCTTAGACTGATCAGCAGCATCATCTTTAACGTCAGTTGCGATAAAGTAAATCGTGGTGCCGTCGCTCTCAAATACAAAGTTTGGCGAGCCAGAAATACCTGCGCTCTTTCGCATCCAATCAAGATCTTCTTGCGAAAGACTGAACGAACAATCAGCATCACCAAGCGCGATTGTCTTCTCAGGCGGAACAACGATAACTTTAGGTGAACAATACTTGATGTAATCAGACTTCTTTTTATTTTGAGTGCTGATATTTACCTTGTCGTCATCAAACGACAACTCGGCTTCCTTATACAACGAAACCTTTGCCAAGAGTTTATTCAAATCATAAATGGCAAACTCTTGCGGGAAACTTTCGTTGACCGTAGCCTCAACAAAAATTGTTTTGAGGGGGGAAATAGTTTTAAGAGTGTTACCAACTTTAAATTGTAGGCTTTGATTAATTCCTGAAAAATTCTTCAGGACGTTCACAGTATCTTCAGATAGTTTCATAATTAACGACCTCATTTGCTTCAAC